CCTGCCGTGCCGTTCTTTTATTATCCTCGGGAACGGCTAAGACCGAGGCCCTGACCAGTCAGCGCCAGGCCCCATGGCCCAGCGAGACCGGATATTCAATCAGCGCCGCACCACCCGCCGGGCCGGGGCCTTCTCGGGTTCCTCCTGTTCGGGTTCGGACCGCCGAACCGAACGGCCCGCCGTCCGCCGCGCCGGGGGTTCGTCCTCGGCCGGGGGCTCCTCGGCGCCGAGACCGTCCCCTTCACCCGCTGCAGGCTCGCCCTTGCCGGTGCCGTCGCAGATCGGGCAGGGCTTGCCCTTGCTCGTCTTGCCGCTGCCGTCGCAGGCGATGCAGACATTGTCGTCCTCAGGCGGGGGTTCCGGCTTCTTCCGGGACTGGCGCGGGGGGTCTTCCAGTCCGGGCAGGTCGTCGTCATCCGGAGGGGCGTCCTCGGCGGCGGGTTTCGCCGGGCGACGGACCACGCCGCGCCGCGCCGGGGGTTCGTCCTCGGCCGGGGGCTCCTCGGCGCCGTTCGCGTCGGAGGCGCTCTCCTCCTCGCCCGCGTGGAAGAGTTTGTCGATCTCCTCGTAGGACATGATCTTCAGCGCCTTGTCCAGATCCACCACCGCCTCCAGCACGTCCTCGCCGAAGTCGTCGCGGTCGATGAAATCAATCCGGCTTGCTTCGACGAACTTCTGCTGACCCATTTTCTTTTCGGCCCATCGGACCTTGAGGGTCTTGCCGCCCTGGAGATCGGCGAACCCGGCCACCGCCATGTCGCCGTTGCGGATTTCCTCCTCCAGCATCTTCCCGAACAGGTAGGTGCTGATGTCCAGGACCATGACGCTGCCGTCGCCGTTTTTGAGGACCACGTTGAACAGCTCGCGTTCCTTGGCCCGCAGGGCGTCCACGACTTCCTCGTCGGCGTTCGGGTCGCGCTTGAGCCGCTGGTGCTCCTCGCAGATCGGGCACCGCTTGCCGATGGTGCGCGGGCAGACCACGGTCTTTTCATCCGGGCCGATGTTCCGGTGGGACAGGTACGTGCGCTCGTACCACAGCTCCCCGGCCTTGACTTCCGGGTGAGTGTCGACCGACACCTCGTAGGGCAGGATGTCGAACTCATCCGTCCCCTTCTCGGGCTTGTACAGGTCCACCCCTTCGGGCAGTTCCAGGGTGCTCAGCCCCCCGGTGTTGCGCCGGGTCTCGGCCCGCTTCCGGACGCGATCCCGCATTGACGTCGCCGCGTTTTTCATTCTTCCTTCCCCTTCTCTTCTGTCGTTTCTTCCCGATGCGTTTTCCGAAACTCGAACCACGATCGTGCCGCCGCCCACGCCACCAGGCGGGCCGCGAGGTAAACCCATATCAGCAGGATCACCCCTGCCAACATTCCGGCGGCCGTCCATTTCAGCGCCTCGATCATTGGTCATTTCCTCGTCGTCCCCATCGCACGCTTGACCCTGGAGCGGGCGTTGTCCCGCTCGGTCTGCTTGACCCACTCGGCCCCGATGTCGCGGGGAGCCGTCGGCCCGGCGAAGTAGGACTGGCCCTGGAGGCGCACGAGGTTCTCCAGCGCCGCCTTCTTCTGGTCGAGGGCGCGGACGGCCGTCGTCAGGATGTCCAGCTTGTACCGGGCGTCGGCGAGCTCCTGCGACAGCGTCATGCGCGTGGAGTCAGTGAGCATGACGGCCTGCACGCTCGCCTCGGTCACCTTCTCCAGCCCGTACTTGGCCGGGTCGGAGCGGATGGCGAGTCCGAGCTTGGCTTCCAGCACGTCCAGTTCCTCCTTGACGGCGTCGGCCCTGCGACGGGCGTCGGCGGCGAGCTTGCCCCACCGCATGAACGTCTCCGCCTGCCGGACCCATTCCACGTCCAGGGCCTCCGGGTCGATGGCGACGTCCAGCTCGTAGTTCGGATTGTCATTCTCGGTCATGGTGTTTCTCCTTTCGTTTTCTTACCCGACCCCGTTACCTTATTATACGGGAAAGGGCCAGAACCATAAAGCGATCATCCGTTGACGGCCTCGTAGCAAGCCATCACCAGCCCCGGCCTCCCGGTATCATAGAGCGGTTCCTTGAACGCCATCATCACGATGTAAGCCTGACCGGCGTCCTTCCCGAGCAGGACGGAGGAGGCATATCCCAGCACCGCCCGGCGCACTTGTTCCGGGTCCTGACTGAGCCCCTTGAGGGTTTTCGCCACCTGCGGCCACGGCCGTTTCTGGATGAGTGCTCGGCACAGCTCGATGGCTTCGTTCTGCTGGACGGCCTGCTGCTGCGCCGCTTCGAGCATCGCGTCCTGGGTCATCCCGATCACTTTGTCGAGGATCGTCAGGGCCATACGCGGGGAGCCGAGCGAGTCCTGCACGATTTGATCCACGACCTCCTCGGGAACTTCGGCGTTCTCCGCGTCGACGGTTCTCATCACCAGCCCCCGCATCTCCTTGTCGGGAAGGGGCTGGAGGTCGAAGGTCACGCACCGGGTCTTGATCGTGGCCAGGAGCTTGTCCGGCTCGGTGGTGGCCAGCAGCAGATACGCGTGCTTCGGGGAGTCTTCCAGGAGTTTGAGCAGCGCGTGCTGGGCGTCCTTGGAGAGCTGGTGGCATTCGTCCATGATCCAGACCCGGCACGGTCCGGACATTGGGGCGAGGGACGAGACGCGAATCAAATCCCGGATGGTGTCGATGCCCCGGAAGTCCGCCGTGTTCAATTCGGTCAGGTCAAACTTGGAACAGCGCAGCTTGGCCGCTACGATTCGGGCCAGCGTGGTCTTGCCACACCCGCTCGGGCCGGTGAACAGCATCGAATGAGGAATCTCCTCCCGCTCCAGCGTGGCTTTGAGCGAATGGACGGTGGCCTCATTCCCCAGGAACTGTCCGAGATGTTGCGGGCGATACTTGGCGGCGAGGGACGTGTTGCTCATCTCGGAATCTCCACTTTCGTTTTTTCATTCCAGCTCTTCCCAGGCGGAGCCACCTCGGCTTCAATATCCATCGGGACAATGATCCATCTCCAGGCGCGGGGCAGGTCACGGGTCATCACTTGGTGAACTTTGCGGAGGACGGCGTCTTGCTCCCCAGCCGCAAAGTTGAATACGAGGCTGTCGTGAATCTGCCCGATGATTCTCGATTGCATTTCGTTGACTTCAAGCCAGCGATGAATCTGGATCAAGCTCCACAACAAACAATGAAACGCGACTCCCTGGACCGGATAATTGCAGACTTCGTTTCGCCGCATCGGGCCTTGACAGCGGAACCCGGTCAACAGGTCGAAGTACCCCGTCTTCAAATATCGGGCATACCAGTCCCGCTTCCATTTAGCATAAATGGGGAAACGCTTGTTCCAGAACCGATTTTCGACGGATCGAATATGGTCGGCAAACGCATCGAGATTATCAATCCCTTTGTTCTTCAAATGCTGGTAGAGCGGGATTTTGTCCTCTGTGATCAGCCGATGCTCTTCGATCCCCCGCCACATAGCCGGAGCGATCTGCTCCCAGTACGATCCATAGAACGCGGGGAACACGAATCCATTTTTGCCCAGGTAACGAATCTTCTTTCCGACCTGATCCTGTCGGAGCAGATAGCATTCTGCCGCCATGTCCCGGTGCATATCCTTCGACGGGTCGCGGATGTATTCCAGCATCGTCGGGTCTTTGTGGTAACAGGCAGCTACCCGAACTTCGATCCCGGAGAAGTCGATCTCGCCGATGGAGTCTTCCGGGCGGTGGGGAATAACGCCGGTCCGGATGACCCTGCCCTGCTCCGGGTCGCGCACGGGAATGTTCTGGAAGTTTGGATTGCTGCTGGACGACCGGTACGTCTGGATGAGGTGGAGATTAAAAGACGGATGGAGCACACCATCAATGTTGGAACGAAGAAACTGGGCGATGTAGGTATCCCGAACCTTCAGCAGCTTGCGGCGGGCTAGAAGACCTTTGGTGAACGCAGTCCCGATCTTCCGAAGCACTTCATCATCTACAGCTGCGTTGCCACGCCGGGTTGCTCGGGTCGGTTTGTATTTCAACCGTTTGAATAGCAGGGTGGAGAGCTGTGTCGGGGAATCGAACTTCATCTTATCCCGGAATTCAGCTTTCCATATCCGGGCTTCCCGCGTGCGCCAGAGTGCTTTTTCCCCCTTCAGGATTTGCTCGTCCAGTTTTGTTTGCTGAGCTTCCAAGTATGGAATGTCCACGCGGACCCCGGTCGTCTCCACGTCGGCTAGAGCCAGCGTCCCTTCGTGAAACAGTTTGTAGGCGTCGAGCGTGGTCGGCTTCACTTGATCAGTTTCCTTTGCTGCCTGTAAAGATGGAAGGTGTAGAACGCATCTTTCGCATTGTATTCCAGCAGGGCGGGGGTCACCCCGACCTTCCCGAGATCCTTCAGGGAGCCCCGGACTTCCCCGCCCCAGTCATCCACCCCGAGCATGAGATAGGCGGCGGTCTTGAGCGAAGTAATGCCCGGACGATTATCAATCACGTGCTCGGCGACCATCGTGTCCCAGACCCAGCCTCCCGTCTCCACGCCGAGGCAGTGAGCAGCCCATTGATGCTCAAACTTCATGTTGTGGGCGACCTTGCGGATGGACGGATCTGCGAGAATTTGTTTCCACTCCCTTGCGAACTCTCGGGTTAGCGGAACCGCCCCGGCCCACTTGCCATCACTGACGCCCACGCTTAGGATTCGCTGCCCCTTCTCCCATGGACGCAAGCCGGTGGTCTCGTAGTCGAATGCGATGGTCGTTCCCTTTTTAACCCGTATCTTGTCTCCGCTCCATTCCTGAAGTGGGATGGACGGGAACGGCGTCCGTAGATGATTCAACGCCCGCTCCAGGTCGGCTTGAAAGGTGAATTCCTCCACGGACTTCTCCCGGCTCGCCTTACCCCGGATGGCCCGACCTTGCTGGCTCCGCAGGATGTAGGAGGGATGGAACGTCGGGCAGACCCAGCACCCCGCCTTCTGATCCGGGATACAAAACC